GCTGCTCAAGCACAATATAAAAAGAACGCTTCACAAGAAAATTATATTGCTTTACTGGAAGCACAACAGGAAGAAGAGGCCGTATTAGCACAAATTGAAGGATTTAGGTCAGAACAAATATCAAATAGAATTGCATTAGAAAGAGAAAGAGACGAAGAGATAAAAGAGAAAGAAGAGGAAGATGCTGAAAAAGCAGAAGAGAAAAGAGAAAAAGAAATTGAAGATGCTGAATTTTTAGAAGAGTTAGAGCAAAAGAAAAGAGACTCTAAAAGACAAACAGTAGATACAATATCTAATTTAGTAAATCAAGAAACAGCTTTAGGTAAAGCGGCTTTGCTTGCTAAGCAATTTTTAGTAGCTCAAGAATTTATACTTAATGCTAAGTCACAAATATCAAATGCTAAAAAAGCTTTATCTGATGCGACTACTACTGGCGCACAAGCTGGTGTTGAAGTTGCAGGTTCGGTTGGTAAAGCAGCTAACTCAGCCCCACCACCATGGAATGCACCTTTTATAGTATCTGCAATAGCAACTGGTGCCGGTATTATATCTTCGGTAAAATCAGCTATTGGGGCAACTAAGTCAGCCGCGTCTCAAGCTGGAGCAGGAGGAGGAGGAGCACCAAGTTTATCAGCGCCTACAGCATCAGCATCGGCACCACCTGCATTTAATATAGTTGGAGCAAGTGGAGAAAACCAATTAGCTGAAACAATAGCAGGACAAACACAAAGACCAATAAAGACTTTTGTAACTTCACAAGACGTAACTACATCTCAAAGTTTAGAGCGTAATATTGTAGAAGGAGCAAGTATATAACAAAACATAAAAATTATTATTATTAATATATGGATATTATAGAACTTTTTATAGACGAGGAAAATGATATGTCTGGGATTGATGCAATATCTGTTGTAGAAAACCCAGCTATCGAATCAGACTTTGTTGCTTTAAAAAATCAAGAGTTTAAGTTAGCCGAAGTAGATGCTGAAAAGCGTATCTTAATGGGACCAGCACTTATACCAAACAAACCTATTTACAGAAAAAGCGAAGATAAAGAGTACTATATTTATTTTTCTAAAAAAACAGTTAAGAAAGCTAGCGAGTTATTTTTAATGCGCGGCAAGCAAAACAATTCTACATTTGAACACCAAGTACAATTAGAAGGAATGGCCGTAGTAGAGTCTTGGTTAGTAGAAGATGATATACAAGACAAGTCTAGAAAGTATGACTTAGATGTACCCGTAGGAACTTGGATGGTAAGTGTTAAAGTTAATAATGACAAAGTTTGGCAAGAGGTGAAAGCCGGTAAAGTCAAAGGCTTTTCTATCGAAGGTTATTTTGCTGATAAATTAGAACAACCAAACGACCAAGCAATAAAAGACGAACTTGCTCAAATAGAAAACGAAGAGGCCGAGCATTTACTTTCTACTATTAAAGGTATTATTAAAAAAGACAAGCGATATAAGAAAGGCCAGACGATGGAATTAGAGTCTTATAGTGATTATCCATCCGGAGTAAAAAACAATGCTAAGAGAGGCCTTGAATTAAACGAGAAGGTAGACAATAAATGTGCTACACAAGTCGGCAAAGTAAGAGCACAACAATTAGCACAAGGCAAACCAATAAGCGTACAAACTATAAAACGTATGCATTCTTATTTATCTAGAGCTGAAACATATTATGACGAAGGCGATACTAAAGCTTGTGGTACTATCTCCTATTTATTATGGGGAGGTAAAGCCGCAAAACGTTGGGCTGCAAGCAAATTAAAAGAACTTGGCGTGCTTGATTTAAAAGAACCTTGTACTGATGGATATGAAATGATTGGCTTTAAAATGAAAAACGGCCGAAAAGTACCTAATTGCGTGCCCCAAAAGTAATGGCAAAAAAAATAATAAATAACTTTAAGCAATCAAGCAGGCCTAAACGACCGGGCGTGCACAGTAAAAATGCTAGTAAAGGTCAATCAGGTTATAAACAAAAATATAGGGGTCAGGGAAAATGAAAAAAATATACGACAAATTCAAACGATTTTATTCAAGTCCAAATACAGGTCGCCGTGGATGCTTATGCAAAGACGGTAATACTTATTCAAGAAAATGCTGCGATGGCAGTTATCAGGCGCAAGGTGTTGGGAAAGTATAAAAATGTAACAAATAAAAATTAAACTATTATATTATTATGAATCCAGGTGTAAATAAAATCTTTAACAAGTTTTCAGAAAAGAAAACAGAGTTATCTACTGAAAAAGTAGAGTTGTCTTTACAACAAGCTAATAAACTTATTAGCAAAGCTAAAAACGCTGCTAGATTTAGAGATGGTGTAGAAACTAGAATAAAAGAGGCTAAACAGACTTTATCTAAAGCAGTACAAAACGCAAAAGGAGCTTTAAAAGAAATGGAAGATGACCAATTAGCGTTATTGAAAGCAGGTTCTGAAATTGATAAACTTAAAAAAGATATGCAGGAAGCTGGTATTACAACAGCACCTTTGGATGCTAGAAAGGATGAAATTAAAGATGCTTACAATCTTTTAAGTAAAGTTTCTTCGGATTTAAATAAAATTGTAATAACTGCTACAAATATATAATATAATGAAAGCAAATGATATGTTAACACAAGTAAAAGAACTTTTAGGAATGGAAGTTGAAGCGGAAAAAGTTGAGCTTGCTCAAATGACTCTTGAAAATGGAACAGTTATAGAAGCAGAAGCTTTTGAAGCTGGCGCGGAAGTATTTATTGTAACTGAAGATGAGCGAGTAGCTTTGCCAGTTGGCGAATACGAACTCGAAGACGGAAATGTTTTAGTAGTAACCGAAGAAGGTATTATTGCTGAGATTAAGTCTGCTGAAGCTGAAGCAGAAGAAGCTGCTGAAGAAGAAGTTGAAGCGGAAGAAGAAGAAAAAGTAGAGGCAGAATATGTCACTAAAGAAGAATTAGCCGAAGTTGTTTCAATGATTGAAGAAATAAAATCAATGATTGAACCAAAAGAGGAAATGAGTGCTGACGAAATTGGTAATGCATTTACCGAGGAACTTGCTGCTCAAGAAAAAACTGAACTAAGTGAAGAGCCAGTTCAGAGAGTTAATCATTCACCAGAAAGCAAAGTAGAAAAAAATCTACAACTGTTTTCACAAAAACGACCCCACTCTACATTAGATAGAGTATTTAATAACATAAATAAATAATAAATAATGGCAACAACCACATCTATTACAACTACCTACGCTGGGGAGTTTGCAGGTAAATATATCTCTGCTGCTCTTTTAAGCGGTAAAACTTTGGCTGAAGGTGCAATTACCATCAAACCAAATGTTAAATTTAAAGAAGTAGTAAAGAAAATTTCTACAGATGCTATCGTAAAAGATGGTACTTGTGATTTTGACCCTACATCTACACTTACACTAACAGAGCGTATCCTTCAACCAGAGGAATTCCAAGTTAACCTGCAGCTTTGCAAAAAAGACTTCAGAAGCGATTGGGAAGCCGTAGAAATGGGGTACTCTGCATTTGACAACCTACCTCCATCTTTTGCTGACTTTTTAATTGGTCATGTTGCTGCTAAAGTAGCTGAAAAAACAGAGCAAACAATTTGGGCTGGTGTTAACGCAACTGCTGGTGAATTCGACGGTCTTACAGTACTTATGGGTGCTGATGGAGATGTAAATGATGCAGCAAACGGAGCTGAAACATCTTACACATCTACAAATATTGTAACTCTACTTGGAAACGTAGTTGATTCTATTCCTTCTGCTGTATATGGCAAAGAAGATTTAACAATCTATGTACCTACTGTAGCTTTACAAGCTTATGTTCGTTCACTTGGCGGTTTTGCCGCACAAGGACAAGGAGCTGCTGGTACTAACGACCAAGGAGCACAATGGTACAATATGGGTAACGCACTTTCTTTTGAAGGTATCAAAATCCAACACGCACCAGGAATGCCTGCTGACCACATCGTAGCTGGAGAAGCTTCTAACATTTACTTTGGCACAGGATTATTGTCTGACCAAAATGAAGTTAAAGTTATCGATATGGCTGACCTAGATGGTTCACAAAATGTTCGAGTAGTAATGCGATATACTGCAGGTGTTCAATATGGCATCGGAGCAGACCTTGTACTACAAACTCTAGCTTAATAAATAGTCTAACATAGAAAAGGGTAGGTAAGGTATTTCCTGCCTACCTTTTTTATTTAAAATTTAAAAATTATGGCATGCCCACTAACTAAAGGAAGAGTAGAACCTTGCAAAGACTCGATTGGAGGACTTAAAGAGGTTTATTTTTCTACAGCTTTCGGAGACTTAAATGCATCTACGCTTGAAACAGCTGATGATTCTATTGAGAACTTCGATTCTACTACTGCTACAGTTTTTAAGTATGACTTAAGAGGAACATCATCATTTGAAGGAGCGGTCAATAGTTCTAGAGATACAGGTACATCTTTCTTTACTCAAACTTTAAACTTAAGCTTGAAAAAGCTTTCTGCAGCAGATAATAAAGAGATTAAATTATTAGCTTATGGACGTCCGCAGATTATCGTACGTGACTACAATGACAACTATTTTTTAGTAGGTCGCGAGCACGGAGCGGAATTGACCGGAGGGACTATGGTAACTGGAGCTGCTATGGGAGATATGAGTGGTTATACACTTACTTTCGAAGCTCAAGAAGCTACACCAGCTAACTTTGTAAATGTAGATAGTAACGATGGTTCAACTATGGATGTTGGAACTACTACAATTACAATTACATCTGGATCTGATTTTTAATCTTTCTTTTTTACTTATATTTAAAGGGGCTTTTTGCCCCTTTTTTTATGTTTTATTAAATAACAAAATAATACTTTTTTTATTATATTAATATGATAGTACTCGAAAGCGGCAGTACAAGCCAAACATTTAGATTTATACCTAGAGAATATACAGATTCTATAGAACAAATATATAATGTTTCTATTTTTAGCGAGTCAGAGAATAAAGAAGTTTATTCACAAGATACAGCTACTTTTGGGTCTAACGATTATTATAAGAATTATACGGGTATCTTTAATTTATTAGAAGATAATTTTTATATTTTAACTATAAAAAAAAATAGTGATATAATTTTTAAAGACAAAGTATTTTGTACTAACCAATTAGCACAACAACCAGAATTTTGGAATACTGGTGATTTTATTTGGGATTTAAATTTTGGAACTTGGAATACAACTCCACAAGAAAAAAAATACTCTGTTAATGAAAATAATTATACTAAGCATAGTTCAAATAATGAATTTATAATATTATGAACAATTTGCATATTTTAAATTTATCAGGTTATAATAGACCAGAGATAAAAGAAAATAAAAACAAAGACTGGGTCAATTATGGTGAAGATAATAACTATTATCAGTACATCATAGATAGATATACCGGATCTGCTACAAACAACGCTGTTATAAATGGTGTTGTAAATATGATATATGGTAAAGGTTTAGATGCAACTAACTCATCTAAAAAACCAGACGAGTATGCTCAAATGCGTTCTATATTTTCCAATAGTTGTATACACAAAACCGTGCAAGATCTTAAGCTATTAGGCGAAGGCTCAATGCAAATCATTTACAAGAATGGTAAAGTATTAAAAGCTGAGCATTTCCCAAGGCAAACATTACGTGCTGAAAAATGCAACGAGGACGGTCAAATCGAGGCTTACTATTATCATTATGACTGGTCAAAATTAAAGCCATCAGAAAGCCCTAAAAGGATACCAGCGTTCGGGTTTGGTAATGGTAAAGAGTCAGAGATAAAAATTATTAAAAGATATGTATCTGGTTTTGATTATTATGCACCTGTAGATTACCAAGGTGGATTGGCTTACGCGGAACTAGAAGAGGAGGTTGCTGACTATTTAATTAACGAAGTACAATGTGGATTTTCTGGAACTAAAGTAGTAAACTTTAATAACGGGGTACCAGATAGAGAAAAGCAAATGCAAGTAAAAGATGATGTACTTGGTAAGCTTACTGGCTCTAGAGGAGAAAAAGTAATTGTTGCATTTAATAACAATACAGAGTCTAAAACTACTGTAGATGATATACCATTAAACGACGCACCGCAACACTACGAGTATTTATCTAACGAATGTGTTAAAAAACTAATTATAGCACATAGAATTACATCGCCTTTACTTATTGGCGTAAAAGACGGTAACTCTGGACTTGGTAATAACGCTGAAGAGATTAAAACAGCTACTTTATTATTTGATAATATTGTAATAAAACCATACCAACAATTATTAACTGAGTGCTTTGATGCTATTTTAGCAGTAAATGATATTTCTTTAAATCTATATTTTAAAACAATACAACCATTAGAGTTTACAGATACTGAAGATGTTGTAAACGAGGAGCAACGCGAAGAGGAAACTGGAGTTAAAATGTCTAAAGAATGTTGCGAACTATCTAAAGAAGATTTAAGTGACGAAGAGTTTGATATTTTATTAGACGAACTAAGAGGAGAAAAAGTATCTAATAGATGGGAAGCTGTAGACTCAAGAGAATTCAAAGATGACAATGAAAGCATAGAAGACTGGGCAAGTAACTTAATAGACTCTAAACAAGAAAATTTAGAAAAAAAATCAATTGATTCTAAGAAAAGCGGTTTTAGTTATTTAGACAAATCATTATATAAAGTAAGATACCGATACGCGTCTAAGTACTCATCTGGTAACTCAAGACAATTTTGTAGAATTATGATGAGCCGTTCTGGCCGTAACGTAGTTTATAGAGTAGAAGATATTGATAAAGCGAGTAATGCTGGCGTAAACAAATCTTTTGGCCATAAAGGAAAGTCCTATGACCTTTTTAGATTCAAAGGTGGAGTCAATTGCGGCCACGTATGGGAAGAGGTATTATATAGATTAAAATCTAAAACAATGAAAAAGGATATTAGAAACTACAAAGAAGTTGATGATATTCCTAAGACATATAAACCTACACCTAGAGGCTATAAGGATGCTCGTAAAGCTCCAAAAGATATGCCTAGAAATGGACATCACCCAAACTATAAAGGATAATGGCACAAGCACTATTTATAACACGTAATGACTTAGTAAAATATACCGCTGTAAATGGTAATGTTGATACAGATAAGTTTATTCAGTTTATTAAAATAGCTCAAGATATTCATATTCAAAATTATCTTGGTTCTGATTTATTTAATAAAATTAGCAATGATATTATTAATAATACTTTATCAGGTGATTATTTATCTCTTGTTGAAACATATATAAAACCAATGGTTATACATTGGGGTATGGTTGAGTACTTACCTTTTGCTAGTTATACTATAGCTAACAAAGGAGTATATAAACATAGCTCAGAAAATTCAGATACTGTTGGTAAAAATGAGATAGATTTTCTTATAGAAAAGTCTAGGAATTTAGCTCAATATTATACTGATAGATTTATTTCTTACATGAATAATAACCAAGCTTTATTTCCAGAGTATTATACTAATAGCAATTCGGATGTATATCCAGATAAAAATGCGAGTTTTGAAGGATGGGTATTATAAGATATAAACCAAAAAAAGAAAATATATTTAAACTTAAAAAGTTTTTAAATAATGATGGTAAGTTAAATAAAAATATATTAATTATAGAAAAACATGGCAACATTAGAAAATAAAAAAATTAAAGACACTTATAAAGGTTTATTAAAAACCGAAGATAATGATGTTTTAAATTCCTCACTAAAACAAATAACAGATGGTTCTGGTGTTGGTTCTGGTGTTAGTTTAGATAATGCTGGTAATGTAACAGCAACAGCTACTATTACAGCTAATGCTTTTGTAGGTGATGGCTCTGGTCTTACTAATTTGCCTAGTGGTGCTGTATCTTCTGTAAACACACAAACAGGCGTAGTTGTTCTTGACACAGATGATATTGGAGAAGGTAGTGCTAATCAATACTTTACAACTGTAAGAGCAGTAAACGCAGTTACAGGTGGTAATTTAGATATGAGTAGCTACGATATAACTACCACAGGAAAGATTTACTTTGCTAATGTATTTAGCACAGAAGGAGA